TTTTGACTCAGAATAAATTTGTAACATATGTCCGTCTTTATCTGGTGTAGTGGACTCCTCTGCATAGATATCTAATGCTGCGGATATCTCAGGAGTATACTCCATAGACTCATAATCATAATAAGAAGCCATACGAGTTGGTTCATAATAAACCGCCTGAGTATATAAATTACTTTCAACTTTTTGCCATTGTTTACCAATGTACATTGTTTGTTGAGCCTGTAGTTTTTCTTTTTCGAATTCAGACTTATCCGTTGTTTTGAGTAATTCTTTTTTGTCGAATTTGAATACAGGGGATTGCTGGTCTAAAGTCGCGTTTGGTCCAAATACTTTTCCCAATCTTTGCCAAACAGTATATTTTTGTTCTGCCATGTCTTTTTTTATATAAATAATAGGTTCATCGGTAATAAATTAAACCTTACCCTTACCGAATAACCATAAATAGTTTTCATAATCATTCTTTGTCGCTTGATATCTACCCATAGCGTGTCGATTATACATATCAACAGGTATTCCTGGATTAAAATTTTGTGAAGAGTCTTTGAATTCACGTTTCTCTGTAGTCCAAGACTCAATCATTGCCTTTGCTTGCTCTGTTGCTTTTTCTAATTTAGAAAAAGAAGATTCACCAACATAAATGGCCATTGCCATCGCCATAATTAAATCGTCGTGTTGACCTTTTTGGTGGTCAGGTCTTCCATTCACATAAACAAATGTATTAAGTTCATTAATACATTTGTTTATGTGACCTAATTATAAAACCAAATCTTAAAGCCTCTTCGAAAGCCTGAATTATTAAAACTCTTTTTGAGTTAAAGTTTATACCCGGTATTTTATCATTTTGTTTTGGGTCCCATTTCCATTTATCTGCCGGATTGATACCATCAACATATAAATTTTTATAACCAAGTTCTTGTAATTTACGAGAAGTGGCAACACCCATACCTCCGGTAATATCGGTAACTATGAAAGCATTATACATAGTGGCCCATTTGAATGCAATTTCCGCAACAATATCAGGTGGAACTTTTCCAATATATTCTAAAACTTGTTCTCTATCATCAAAATCAATTATTGTAAAAGTGGTAAAATCCTCACTATCTCCACGAGAAACGTCAACACCCATAATGTACTTATGACCGGCAATTGGTTCTTTCCACTGCCATAGTGCACCACCCATAAATTTATTTTCTGGTTCTTTGATAAAATTTTCTTTGATTTTTTTCATAGTTTCAGGTGGGACCACGTTATCCCCCGAACCTAAAAAGTTACACTCTAACTCTTGTGAAATTTTACGTTTATCAAACTTTAATTTTTTTGACATGGCCTCAAACCATGAAGAATAAGGTTTGTAACCCTTTTCTATTTTTTGTTTTATTTCTTCAAAATCTCTATCAGTAACTTTAATATCCGCATAGTCTATGATTAGTTCGTCATCTTTATAATCACCCCTATTTAACATGTAGTGAATTATATCATCAACCTTAACAAGTTTTAAGTCTTTAGAATAACGAGGGTCACGAAACCAATACATTTCTGTAATTCTAAAGTCATTCATACCTTTAATGGCCTGACTGTAAATTGAATAATAAATTGGGTCGAATCCGTTTGGTGTTGAAATTACGATTACTTTACCTCCCGTTGAAAGGGACGCCATACACGCGGACCAGAAATCTTCATCGGCGTCAATATATGCCGCTTCATCAAAAATAAGAATAGTAGGTGTATAACCACGAAGGGCATCTTTTGATGTTGCAACCGCCTTTACTTCACAACCATTAGTTAACTTAAAGTGTCTTGCTGCGTTTTTTTCAGGAGAAAACCCTACACCTAACCAATTAGGCCATTGCTCTACAAACGCGCGAACTTTATTTGCCATCTCAACGGCAGTATCAAGTTTGTTTGCGATAATTAGGATTTTTTCTGGTTTTGATTTTTTAGCAAAAACTAATCGTTTTGATGCCCAAGCAGAAGTTACGGTCGATACACCAGCCTGACGATACTTAAGTGCAATATTTTCTTCACAAGTATCATAATCTTTAACTAAAGTTACTTGGTCATTAAATAATTCTAACGGTACGTATTTGGATTGTGTATTATCGTAGGTTTGTAAATATGTTCTCAGTGCATATGGTGTATCATGAGCACATTTAGCATATTCTAATAGTATTTGTTCTTTTGAAAGAGACATTCATTATTTGTTTCTTCTAATATAATTTAGTAATTCGCCTTTTGTAGTGTGAGGAGGTAAATGATTTTCAATTATTCTTAGGATACTTTCCTCTAATTTTTCTACTTCCTCTTTTTCATCAACTGTTTTAGGTAAACCTTTATGTTTTGTTGAAGCAAAATCCTCAAGTTCTTTTTTTGTCATTTCTTTTGCCATTTTTTGAACTTGTTTAGAAACTTTTGATTTAGGAGTATCTCCTCTTTTAACTGATAGAGCCAACCCCATAATTTTTTGTTGTTGTTTTGAAACTGCCTTTTCTTGTAAATTTGATTCTGTTGGCATACCATCAGGACCTTGTTTTTGTACCGGGTCTTGGTCAATTTGACCTTTATCTACGTTAGTAACGTCAACTTCATCTCCTTCTTCTAATTCTTCTTCGTATGTAACAAAAGCCTTTCCTGCTGATTTTGCTTGTGCTTCCTCTGGTGAACCTTTTTTAACATTTATAACAGCTTTGTCATCCTCAAAAATTTTATTATAAAGAGTATCTAACTGTTTAGAGTTCAATTTTTCTAAAGTATCAATTGAAAACCCTTCATGAAGAAGTTTGACCATTTTGTTATTCATATGTTTCATCACTAACTAAATTTTTTTCCCATTTTAATACGATATCTTTCTCGTATAATTTATTTTCTACAATTTCAATACTTTCTCCATATTGAAAAACTAATCTTTTTCCTTCGTAATTCTCAGGTTTTTCCCAACCTAAAGCAATTACACCGTCAATTGCATCATACATTCCAAAAAAATCTGAGTTTTGAATCAAATCTAACTCTACTTCAGAGTTTTTAAGAATACCAACTTTTTTTATAAATTCAACATGTGGTGGTGTTGGTTTTCCATTTGCAGTTTCACTATCCCAATCTTCACCATAAACATCATCCAAATCTGAAAAAATAAATTCGTAAATATTATCTCCTCTAAAGTTTGGACCTAATTCATTTATAAAAACTAAATTCATAGAGTTTGTCCGTTTGGTGTAACTTTAACTTCTCTACCATTGATTCTAAAAACCAAATTATTTTTGTTAGTTTTACCTAAAAGTTTAGAATCAGAATACTCCTCTAATAAAACTAAACTTTTTTTAGTTTGACTTTCTGATACAGATAATCGACTAACTTCTTCTTTTTGGGTTATTTTAACAATCTTATTTTTCAAATAATCCATTTTATTTTTATTTTCAATAATTGGTTTTTCTTCGTCTTTAATTTGAAAATAGTTAGAAAGTACCTTTTCAATTTTAGACTCTCCAAATATTGAGTCCATAACTGTTTGGTATCCTTCTTTAGTTTCAGGTTCTGGCATCATTTCAGTTTCTTCGAAATCAACTTCTTCTGTTCCTTCTGGTGCAGTTTCGGCGTCCAATCCAAAATTCAATTCTTCATCACCCTGTAAATCTAATTCACCCTCGTCTTCACCATACCCGTCAAAACCTTCTAATTTATCAACGATATCTTCTCTGTCATCATCGTCTAATTTTGAAAGGTTTATTGCAGATATAATAGAATTCATTACATATTTAATATCTTGCGAATCTAAACCTTTGTCTTTATCAAATGTGCGTAATTTCTGACTTAATTTACCTGTCAATTTTTGAATAAGTTTAAGTGTACTCGGACCACCTTCCTCTTCGTCTTCTACATCGACTTCAGTATCTAACATAGGTGCGTCTCCAGGTGCCATTGGCATTTCTGGTGTTTCCTCACCACCCATTTCAGGTGCCATACCCATATCAGTATCGCCACCCATTTCAGGTGCCATACCCATATCAGTATCACCACCCATTTCAGGTGCCGGAGCTCCCATATCAGGTGCTGGTGATGACATATCAGGTGCAGGTACCTCAGGAGCAGGTGCCGCCATATCAGGTGCGGGTTCAGCTTTTTTAGCTGTTTTCAGTACGAATTTTTTTTTTACCTCAGGTTGTTCACCAATAAGTGGAATTTCAAAATCATTACCAGTAATTCTGTTAGTTTCGGCAACAATTAAATTTAATTTTTTCATTGCTTCAGAATATGAACGATAATATTTTCTATTTTTCATAGGGTCTGCATAATCTAACTCAGATTCGTTCAACCCTTTTTTAATAATATAACCTTGTCTTTCTTTAACGATACCGTAAAAATTACCGTCCGTTAATTGAATTGTATAATTTGTTGTAGACAAATTATTTGTTTCACTTTTAGGTGTTTCATTGTAAGTTGCGATTTCCATAATTCTTCTCAACTTATCAACTCCTTGTAATTTCTCACTTCCGATTGGTCTTAAATCAGCCATATTAGTATATTTTTTTTTAATTGTTTAATCCGTTAAATCCGCCT